GGGTTTTGTTGGGAAGATACTATTAAACGCACCGGCAGAATCACCGCAATTTAGATCGGCGGAACAGGCAAACGAGTTTTTAGAGGATTTTGTTAAAAAACACGGAGCCGAGGGCGAAAAGCAACAAGTTGGTTTGTTGCGCGGCGGGATTACTGCAACCACTATTTCAACCCAGGATAACAACGCGGCGCAGTTTCTTGAGACTCGGAAGATGCTGAACCAAAACGCGGCGTTGTATTTGTTGCTTGAGTCAATGTTAGGAACGGACAATAACGCAAGCTACAACAGTCTGGAACAAAAACAATTGGCCTATTTGCTAAACTGTTTAGAATCGTGGTTGACGCGATGGCAAGAGGAAGCCGATTATAAATTATTAAGCGCAACTCAATTTGGTTCCGGTCAGTATTACCACAAATTTAATACCGCGGCTATGTTACGAACCGATCTTAGTACAACGGCCAGCGTTTACAGTAGTTTGATAAGTTCCCGAATTATCAATCCGAACGAGGCACGCGCCAAGCTAGATATGAACCCCTACGAGGGCGGGAACGAATTTATAAACCCCAACACTACGAGCACTGAGGCACAAACGGCGGGGCAAACTGTTGACCAAAACCCAGACGAGCCGCAAGACGACCGCGCAGCGTCGGCCGTTGCAAGCCGGTTGCAAGTTTTATTGAACCAGGAACAACGGCAAGTAAACAAACGGCTAAAACGCGGGGAAAACCTTGAATCTATTGAGACCTGGTATGACGGTTACGCTCACAAACTGGGCGAAGTTATTGAGGGTTTGGGCGGAGATCGGCTAATAGCTCAAAACCATTGCATTGATTCATTGCGGCACGTTGCACGGCGGCCGGCAAATTTCGACCTTACAGGAACCGCCGAACTACTAACGGAACAGGTGTTAAAGAATGTTTGATTACGACAGAACAACCGGCGAGATTTGGATTTACGACGAAATCACCGACAGCGGCTCCGGCGGCGTTTCCTCCGGCGATGTTGTGGGGGCAATTAAAGCAATCGGCAACAAAGCGTTAACGGTTCGGATCAATTCGCCAGGCGGTGACGTGTTCGAGGGGTTGGGGATTTACAACGCACTTGAGGAACACGGGCAAACCGTAACGACCCAAAACGACGCGTTGGCCGCATCAATTGCCAGCGTTATCATGTTGGCCGGAACGGAACGCAAGGCGGCTCCCAACAGTTTTGCAATGATACATCGGCCGTTTTCGATGAGTTGGGGAACGGCAACCGATTTAAGAAAAACGGCGGATTTGTTGGACAACGCGGAGCAAACGCTCGTAAACATTTACACGGAAAAGCTAGGAATTAAAGCGGCGGCGGTTTCGGCAATGCTTGACGAAGAAACCTGGTTCAATGCCGACCAACAGATAGAAAGCGTCATTGCAACCACTACAAGCCGACAGCAAGCGATTGATCCGGCGGGAGTGCCGGAGAACCGATTTAAGAAAACGCCGGCCGCATTGGTGCGGAATATGAAAGCGGGGGAGAAAACGGCGTATTTCCCGAACAGAACAAAAGCCGAACATATGTTAAGGACAATAAAGGCTAACAAGCAATAGAACGCAAAAGGGGTAAAAATGCACTTGCCGGATAATTTTAACGCAACTTGGCAGGAAATAAATGGACGGCTAAAACCAACAGAAAATAAACATTGCAACAAAGTGGGATTGTTGGGGGAATTTGCATTTGGTGAGTTTTGCGGCTTGTACCCCAATTTAAACAAGTCGCAGGCTGACAACGGAATAGATTTCAATTTACCGTTGTTGTTTACGGTTGACGTAAAAACGTCGGTTAAATGGCCGCCCTACTTGTTGCTAAAAACAAATGTTTCTGTTCCCGATATTGTTGTTTTAGTTTATTACAACGAGGGCAACCCTAGATTGATGGGTTGGGAGTTTGGAAGCGTAATAACTACCAAACCGGTTAAAGATTTTGGTTGCGGAACGCCGAGTTACTACATTAACTCAAATGAGTTAAAACCAATGGAGAAATTAAAAGAACGCTTGTTTTTACGGGGATTGTCAGATGGTTGATTTTTGGATTTGTATTATTTTAGGCGGGTTTCTTGCAACCCAAGGTTTGATGTTTTTGGTTGACAAGTAAACTCAAAACGCTATATTTCACCCATCGACGCCGAGTTCGTTCGACATTATTTGTCCAGCGGTTCGGCGTTTTTTTTGTTGGCCGCTATTAGTTTAACACTTTTAGAGGTTTACGAAATGAAAAGCGCACATGAGTTACAGTTGGAAATTGACGACAAAAACGCCAAGGTTGAAAGTATCCTTGCCGTTTGCCGTGAAGAAAACAGAGAGCCTGATTCTGAGGAACAAGTCGAAATTGACAACGCTTACGGCAGCGATGGCAAGCCAGGGGCTATTGAGCAACTACAGAACAAAATGAAAAACCGAGCCGCCATTGAGTCACGGCAGCGGGAAATTGCAGCGGCAAAGCTAGGCGGAAGCGTTCAGCGTCACCACAACGCGGTTAAAGATCGAATCGTAGTACCGGCCAAGGCAAAACGCCATTTGGCACTTAAAAACTTTGCCAACGACGAAGCCGGAGAAAAAGAAGCATACGTTTGCGGGCAATACTTACTTGCCAACGTATTTAATCACGCACCAGCGAAGCAGTTTCTTAAAGATCATGGCATTATGAACGCCCAAAAAGAAGCGTCAACGCTTGGCCTAGAGTTTGTTCCGGAGCCTTTGGAAGCGGCATTGCTTAAGCGTTTGCAATCCCTTTGTCCTATTCTGTCAAAGATTCGCGTTTCTTCAATGGTGTCGGCTACTCATAAAATTCCCGACCGGTTAACCGGAACAACTGTTTATTATCCGGCGGAATTGGCAGCGGTCACCGAGTCTAATTTGACATTCGGTCAAATTGAATTGACAGCCCGCAAAATGGCAGCGTTGACCCAGATTTCAAACGAAGTTGAAGCGGACGGCGTTATTTCAATGGTTGACACTGTCATAGATGATTTTGCACACCAAATGGCTGTAAAAATTGAAGATGATATTTTCAACGGTGATGGAACTTCTACTTATGGAAGCGTTACAGGCCTAGCAAACGCGCTTAACGCCGGCTCCCTTGTTGCCGCTTCTGGTACTGGCGTTGGTAGTTTTACCCTTGCTAATTTTGAAGATGCCGTAAGTAAATCGCCATTTTACCAGGGCGCTGTAAATGAGTGGTACATGTCGATGTATACTTATTCTCAATCTGTTTTGCCGTTGCTAAACGCCGCGGGCGGAACACCTGGAACCGAAATGACTAACGGCTGGCGGCCGGCGTTGTTTGGGTTTCCGATCAACATTTGCCAAGCTATGCCAAGTGTTGACGCGGTATCAACTTCGTTTGTTTACTTTGGCGACATGTCGCAAAGTGTGTTTTACGGTCAACGGCAGGGAGTAAGCATTGCAACAAGCAGCGATTACGCCTTTAATACCGATAGCCTCTATGTTCGTGCAATTGCACGAAATGCCGTTACCGTTAACAATCACGATTCGGCAAGCGTTGCCGGTTCAGTTATTGCAATTCAAACGGCCGCAAGCTAATGATAGAACGCGTTAAAGTTGAATTAATAAAACCTTGGTCGGGGCGACGCGTCGGCCAGGTTTTTGATTCTATGGATCGAAGAACGGCCGACCTCTTAATTAAACGCAACATTGCAGTTTTATTAGAGCCTCCGAAAAAGGCCAAGCGGAAACGCAAGCCTAAAACCGAATCGTCCGAGTAATCGGACATACCCCGCAGCCGGCGGCTAACCTCCGTAAGCCGTCGGCTGTTTTTAAGGGATAAAAATGAGAAGCGTAACAACAGAAAACACAACGCCGCAACCGGTGAGCCTAGAAGAAGTTAAAGACCAATTAGGATTTGCCCAAGGGGATAGCTACAGCGACGACCGGTTAAATCGGTTGATTGTTGCGGCAACCGAACAATGGGAACACGACACGCAAAGCGTAACGACGACTAGAAACGTAACGGAAAAGATAGCGGCGTTTTCGGTTCCGACGTGGCGGTTGTATTATCGGCCGGTTCAATCGTTTACGTCGATTAAATACTACGACGCAGACGGCGTGCAACAAACTCTTGCAGCATCGGTTTACTCGGTTGACGTTCCAAACAGGCAAATACATTTAGCACCGGATCAGGATTGGCCGACAATCCAAACGCGTTGGGATGCAATCCAGGTTGATTACGTCGCCGGCGTTGCAGTTGTTCCGGAGATTGCAAAACAGGGAATTCTAGTTCAATGCGATATTATGGAAGAATTAAGAGGAACAACAAAGGAAAAAGACGCAACGATCAAACTTTATGAGAACCTAGTTGCTAGATTTTGCCGGAGTTCCTACCCGTGACCTATCGCCACCGCGTAAAAATACTTCGGGACAATTCGCCAGACGGTGACCCAGACCCGAGTTACGTCCAGTTTTTTACGGGTATCCCCTGCAACATTGTTGCCATCACGGGCGGGGAGGTTTACAGGGGCAAGCAATTGCAAGCCGAAACTACAAACGTTATCGAGTTCCGGAATTTGCAAGGGTTAACTACTCAAATGATTTTTAAAAATTTGGTTACCGGCAAACAGTATTTGATAACTCGTATCCTGGAGCACCACGGCAGGGATAGGGTAATGATTGCCGAAGCTACGGAGGTTTTGGACTAATGGCAAGCGTTGGGGAAAACCTTAAAACATATTTAAAAACAGTTTCGGCAGTTACAGCGTTGGTAGGGAGTGGGGCGGCCGCCCGCATTTATTCGCATCTAGCAAAACAGGGCGTTACAACGCCGTTTGTTATTTACGAAGTATTTGGCGGGTCAAGCGCCGAAACGTTAACAAATATTGCAGGAATGGCGGAAAACAGGGTTCAGGTTGATTGTTACGGGGCGACCGAGTCGGAGGCGTACACGTTAGCGGAGGCGGTGCGGTTATGTTTGCAAATGTATAGGGGAACGTTTGGTGATGCCGACGCAACGGCGATTGTTTCGCCGGACGGCTACCGGACGGGTATTGATAATCCAAGTAAGGGCGGGAACCAACGGCGGTATTGGGTTTCTCGTGATTTTGAAATTACCTACCGCGAAGCAACCGCATAAGGACAAAAACAAATGGCGATCGACACAGGTTTAGGGGCAACGGCAAGTTTTGCAAGTTTGGGGCTATCTCTAAAGATTGTTTCAATGGACATAGGAGAGCAAACCCTTCCAAACGTTAACGTTTCAACGTTAGCCAGTACAAATTTTGAAGAATACATTCCAGGCGATCTAGCGGAACCTGGAACGGTCACGTTTGAATGCCAGTTTGATAACGCACAAACGCAAATCAGCACCGGAACAGTTGACACGTTAACCGTAACGCTTCCGCTATCAAGCGGCGGAACAACCGCCGCGACCTGGGTTGGAACCGGATTCATCAACAGCGTTAAGTCACAGAATTTTGTAAAAAACGAGTTGCAAATGCAAACAATCGTTTGGCAATTCGACGGCGGAGCAAACAGCGGCACGGAGCCGACGTTTACCGCTCAATCTTAATTTGAAAGGCACGGAGGGAAATGGTTGAATTGACAGCGCATCCAGCGCAAGCACGGCATCCGATCAGCAACGCACCATTGTTTGACGACGACGGAAAACCCGTTCCGTTGCTGACGGATCACCGAGCTATTAGGTTAGATGATTTTGTTATTGGTTACGCGTCAAAACACGGGATAACCTTTATTGTTCCAATTAACAAAGTGCCGGATTGGGTTTATAAAACGGCGGTTGATTTGGTTAGCAAAGAGTTTGGGGAAGTGCCGAACGTTTCGGCAGTTGAAGAATTGCAAACAACAACGGAGGAAAGTGAGTGAATTATTTAAGAGCTGACGATTTAATACGAGAACCTAAAACCGAAGATTGCGAAATTAAAGGATTAGGTTTAATTAAAGTGCGTGAGTTGACGCGAAGTCAAAAATTAAGTTTTGACGCTTGGTTAAGGCCAAAAGGCGAATTGGACAAAAAACGCGACAAGGTAAAGGATTTAAAACTTTGCACTTTAAGTTTGCTTAATGAAAACGGTGATTTGTTAATGGATTATGACAACGCTGGTTTCGATTTGTTTATTGAACAAATAGGCGAAAAAGCGGCCGGCGTATGGTCAGACGTTGCCTACCACGTTTTAAGGGTTAACGGATACATTGACGCGGAGGACGATGACATTTTGGGGGAGTAAGGCGGCTCCAGGCGTTGCCGGACTTGGCGTTTGCTTACAGGTTGGCGGCAAAGCTTGGAGTGGTTGACGTTGGCGGATTGGTTGACGGAATGACGCGGGAGCAATTCAACGGTTGGTTGGCAAGTGCGATTTTAGATGGTTGGTATAACCCCTGGTCACAAACCGCCGAACTGTTGGCACAATTAAATAACCAAACAAACAGGCTTGAGCTAATGCAAGCGGCAAACCCGCAAGCGTTGCAACGGCAGCAAGTTTGGAAAAGTGGGGCGGAAATTGCCAAACAGTTAACAGATTACACGCCAAAGAAAAACAAAATCCAAACGGCGGAAAGCTTGGTAAAACGCTTGGAAAGATTTGAGAGGGCAAAAAGTGGCAAACGTTGAAATTGACACCAAGGGCGTAGAGGCAAGGTTAGAGCTAGTGCCTGACGTTCTCGCACGTCGAGCGTTTGCCGGCGTTTTGCGTAAGTCTGCCAACGTTTTTAAAAAGGAATACAAAGGCCGGTTGCCAGTTAAATCTGGAAATTTAAAAAACTCAATAACAACCAAAGTGTTTTCACCGGACGCAAAAAACAACAATTGGGCAGCGGTTGTATACCCTAAGCGGCCAAAGGGTAACGCTGCCAATTTAATAGAACACGGCCACAACGTAAACCGACGCGGGGCAAAAGGTGACAGCGCACGAGGTAAGGGCTTGCCTGCTTTAACGGGTTCTGCAAGGGTAGAAGGTAAACAACATTTCTTAAAAGCGCAATCCGTAGTTCAACCAAAGATTGAACAAATTGTAAGCAATGCAATTGTTAAGGAATTGGATAAGATTTTTAAGGTATAACAATGGCAAAAACTTACGATTTAAATTTTAGAATTAAGACCGACGCGAAACAAACGCGGCAAGCGTTGAATATGACCGCCGGCGAATTTCGCGATTTCAA